CTAATAGCAATGCTGCCATTACATCATCAGAAACATAAAACTTAGCATTTACTCTTTGTGATGGTTTGATTGTGTGAATCATTTTCAAAAGGTCATCAGAAGTTACGGCACCAACTGCATCTGAATCTACAGACACTGTATTTGCGTTTACTCATATAGCATCTGGTTTTTGTGTTCCATCACGATTGATAATAGCATTTTCAATAGTTCTTGATAATCTTTCACCAAGTGCTTTTGCTACATAACTTTCTATATTGAAGAAACTATCTTCTATAAGTTCTGTACTGACTTCTATACCAGTTGCAACTTTATATGCTGATAATTCTACTTTACTTGTGCTGAAATCTGCTTTAGAAATAGCATCTGTTTCACCTAACCACACACCTTCATTAGCTGTATCATTGATTTGAGGAACTGTTAGTGTTCCGTTATCAGAAGTAGTTAGTTGTCTACAATCAGGTAATATCGTTCCATATTCTTTGATTGTTTCTTGAAGTTCTCTCAAGAAGTCTTCTGGAACTACATTAGCACCATTAGCGATTACTGTTCCTGATCTTTTTTCAAACTCTCTTGTAGATAATTCACCTCTTAGATAACTTGAAAATAAACCTCTAAGTTCAGCCTGAGCATCTTTAGATTTTTCTTCAGCTGGTTTAGCAGATGCGATAGCAACTGATCTCAATTCATTGATTGCTTCAATAGAATTATCAATCTCTTTGATTTCATCTTTGAATGATTTGATAGCACTTAGAGTGTTTTCATCAATATTATCTGATCTTTCATTTACCAGATTTTCCATTTGAGCAACTTTTTTTGCTCTTTGTTCTTTTAGTTCTTTGATAGTCAAAATTGACTCCTTATAAGTATTTTACATTTTATTTATAATTTTACTGTTTCCAATAATGCTTTAGCAATAAGTGTATTTTTACAATTGAAACATTTTATAATCTCTTTTGATCTTGCTGAAACTGTTGTATCCTCATATGCTGGATATGGAACAATACTAATCTCATATAAATCTTTGATTTCTTTTATTGTTCTTAATGCTGGTTCATTTGCTACATTCCAAGTATCTTCTTTTACAGTGAAACCAAAACTCATATTATTCAAATCACCTCTTTTTATCAAAGTGTAGGTATCATTACCTAAGGTGGTATCTGGCAATTGAGCGCGAAAATATAACCCCTTAGGTGTGTCTTCTAATGATAATGTGCCTGATTTTGTTGATGCTAACACATTATCATCATTATGATTATATAGAAGATATGTTTTACTTGTATCTACATTTTTGAGTGCTCTTTGAGAGATTTGTTCTTCAAATGGTCCAATATTAGTTTTAGTATCATAAATGATAGCATATCCTGTTATTTCTCTTGTTTCATCATTTAGTTTAGTTTCTTGTATTGCTCTGTATTCCATTATACTTCCTTAGATATATTTGAATCTGTTTTAGGATCAGCAGGAGATGGATTATTTCCTTCACCAATCAATTCTGGGTCTTTGGGATTAGATGAAGATGATTCTTTTTGAGTCAAATTATCTGCTCCATCCAATTTAGATAAACCATAATGTTCTCTTGCTTCATTAGGTGTAACTATACCTGTATTTACCAATAATGATAATGATTCTGCTCTTTCTTTATTTGTAGCAAGTTTTAATGAATCATTTACATATTTTATAGTTTCTTTATTTTTTCTATAAGATGGTATCAATTTTAGTGACATTTCTTGTGCTATATTTTCTAATATAGGAGTTATTGTGAATCTTACAAAACCTGTGAATAAACTCTCTGTATTGTTATATGATAAATCTGATGTTCCCAAAATAGCAGGTGGCACACCATAAATCTCACATATATCATATTTACTCATCTTTTTAGTATTGATATAATCAGCATCAGCAGGAGATAATGGTTTCAGCTGTTTATATGATAATCCTTGAGGTAGCACTGGAGTTTTTCCAGCATTTCTTTTACCAGCAAACTTACTTTGAAAGTTATTTTTCAAATCCTCAATAGTTCCTGCATTGAGGTTTTTCTCTGATTCTATAATTCCACTTATAGATGCTCCATTTTCCAAAAAGTTATCCATATACTCATTGAGATTATTTGCTGAATCAAATGTGCTTCTATGGATTTCTATAGGATTCATTCCTACTAATCCTCTATTGCTATTGCTAATATTTTTGAAATGAAGCATATCTTCTGAAAACACCTTGAATGATTTACCTTTGAAAGTCACTTGATAGTAGTGACTATCTGTGTTTATATCACCATCTGTTATCAAATATACAGAAACCTGATTTTCTGGAATATATATCAGATTTTTTATACTTGAGGGTGATCTATCTATAAAAGCATAAGCATTACCATATGTTATCAAATCTGAAACAATGCTTTCCATAAAATAAAAATTGGTGAAATTCATATATGGATTATTGAGAATAGTTTTTATACTTGATGAATATATAGGGTCCATTCCCTTATCTGAAACGGAATAATGTTCTAATCTCGACATTGCTATAGTATTTGAAATCATTCTAATGCATGCATAAGCAGTTGCTATATTTTCTGGTTTATTTTGTGTTCTATCTAACCAATCTTCAAATAATGAAACAAATCCTGATGAATCTATACTTCTTTTTTCTTTTTTCTTGAATATGTTGAACATATCTGTCCTTATTTCTATTTCTTTATTTATATCTTTATTTATATCCAAATAACCTCAGAATTATTATTTTCATCTAAGTAAGGGATAATTCCATATATAGCAGAAATAAGAGCAGATATTCCATCTACTTTTTTATATTTATCTGATTTATCAAATTTCATATTACCAAAGTTATCATATATCAGCACCATATTAGAAACCATCCAATCAATAACAGGATCATCAGGAACAGATAACTGTTGATCTTTTACAATACCCATAAATCTTGATAGAGGTTCTGTTATTGTTGCGAAACCTTGATAACAATGTTTATGGTCCAGAAAACCTTTATCATTTTCTAACTTAGCAATTACTGATTTTGCCTTATATGGGTCATATATCAACTCTGTAGGCACTCCTAGAGAAACACCTTCATTGATATACTCATATAAAATATCTGTTACATAATCCAGGTTGATTGAGGCACCTTGTGATGTTCTAATATATCCCTGTTCTATCCAGGAGTGTAGTGGCACTCTAAGCGCCCTTTGTCTTTGTTGTAGGTCATCAGATGGAATAATATGCAACCACTTGGCATAGATAGTATTATCAGGAAATAACCATAAAGAACAGATTGAGGTGAAATCATCTGAAACAGATAAGTCAAGTCCTATACTACATCTAACTGCTGTTGATAAATCTGGAACATGTTCAGTCTTACAATAATCCCATTGATCTTTGGATAAAACCTCTTCACTTGAGTTTACGAACTCGTTGATATGCTTAGTGAGATAGTTTACCTTTTTCTCTGGTCTTGCTTTTGCTTCATCTCGTTCTTTTTTGAGATAATCTATAGAAACAGAAACACCTACATTAGGATTGGTTTGTAGAATAGCCTCATCAGAAAATGGATCTATATCCTTGTCTTTTTTGGCGATAAAACAAAAGTAGTTTTCATCTTGTATTTGTCCCTCTAATATCTTCTTAGAATGTTCCACCTCCATAAACATAGGAGAACTCAAGTCAAAACCAGCTGTTGAGATATATAGCATCATAGGATTCTCTCTGGCACCCTGAGAACTCTTTACTACATCAAGGATATCTGTGTTAGGATGAGCAGCAAGTTCATCAAGAACACCCATTTGTATATTTGCGCCATCAAATGTTTTTCCGGCATCTCTTGATAAAGGAATAATCTTTGTGCTGATATCTTTTTTGAGATATAGTGTATTACCCTTTTTACCAAATAGTTTCTTGAGGTCAGGATGAGAGTTCACCATTTGATATACACCTTCCCACACTATAGCAGCTTGTTCCGTCTTAGTGGCTCCGATAATCATCTCAGCACCAGGTTCTCGTAGAACGAATATATCAGCTAATATCATAGCAGAAGCAATCAGGGATTTTCCGTTTTTTCTTGCTATGAAGAAGTTAGCAGTGTTGAATCTACGAACCCATTTACCTTCAGAGTTTTTCTTTTGCCATCCGAATAGAATACCAAATGCAGCAACTTGCCAAGGTTCTAGGTGTATTTTTTGTCCTGCGAACTTGCTACCTTTATAATGCCTCAAATCGCTGATGAATACCAGATAAACATTAGCCAATTTATCATTGAATCTAAATGTATCCTTAGAGAGATTTTCTAGGTCATCCAGATGTCTCTGAAATGTCTTAGAATAGTAATATGAGCCTTTTTCTGAATTCAGGATATCTTCACAGGTTTTCTTGATATCAAATAACATCTAATTCTCTATTAGCATTGTTTCTATCGTGTCCAGGATATTGCCTTCATTTGTATTTGTGTTCTCGAGGACTTTGAGTTTTGCTCTTGTGGTAGCTGTGAGTCCCATGCTCTTCAGGATATTCAGGAGATTGTTGTAATGTCTATTTGCCACAACAGATAATGAATTGATGTCCTTGATAGATGTTGATTGCTCTGCTAACAGGCTGTATTTGTTGAACAGCTGGTATTGATAGGCTGCATCATAAAGAGATAGGTCAGTATCTCCTGGCATGTAGATATTAGCCAGTTTCATTTGTTGCTCCAGATGGAACAGATA